TCTCTTTAGTGTCCCTATAGGGACTATGTAGATCTATATAGGACAACAATGGAAACAAAAGAACAAGATATGATTCTTGTGTCTTCTTCCACGGATGTGTCATCTTTACCTGTGTCAGACGCTGTGTCTACACCAGTTAAGAATCCGAGGGGTGCTGGTAGACCAAAGAAGTCAGCCATCGAGGCCAAGAAGAAAAGAGAACTTCGTGGTCGTCCTCCTGGCGAGGCTGCAAGGATTAGAGAGTTTCATGCACGGTTGCTTACCACTAAAGGTGACCACATCATTGAGACTATCATTAAGAAAGCCTTAGATCCTACCGACAAGGATCAGGCAGCAATGTTGAAGATGTGTGCTGACCGCCTTTTACCTGTCTCCTATTTTGAGAAGTCTGGTGCTACCGGCAACAAAGGCATCACCATTAACATCAGTGGCGTAGGCACTGTCAGCGCCACCGAGGACAATACAATAGACGCTGAGGATGTAGACTTTGAATCTAGAGATTAAGTTACTACCTTGGCAGCAAGATGTGTGGAATGACAACACTCGCTTTAAGGTTGTAGCTGCAGGTCGTCGTACTGGTAAATCTAGACTAGCTGCCTGGATGCTCATTGTTGAGGCACTACAGACTGATCGTGGTCATGTGTGGTATGTAGCGCCGACGCAGGGACAGGCTCGTGATATTATGTGGATGACGTTGCTTGAGTTAGGCAACCCAGTCATTGAGTCCAGTCATGTGAACAATATGCAGATCAAATTAGTCAATGGTGCTATGATCTCGCTAAAGGGTGCTGACAGACCAGAGACGATGCGAGGCGTCTCGTTAAAGTTCGTGGTGCTAGATGAATACGCTGACATGAAGCCGTCAGTGTTTGAACAGATTCTTAGACCAGCATTGGCTGACTTAAAAGGAAAAGCACTGTTCATTGGTACACCAATGGGACGGAACCACTTCTGGGAACTGTATACCTATGGCCTAGATGGTAAAGACGATAACTATAAATCTTGGCACTTTACCTCATTTGATAATCCGCTGTTAGACCCTAATGAGATTGAAACAGCAAAGAAGTCGATGTCCTCTTTTGCTTTTAGGACTGAGTTCATGGCTTCCTTCGAAGCAGCCTCTGGTGGCGTCTTTAAAGAAGAATGGATTAAGTACAGTGATGAAGAACCTAAAGATGGTCGATACTATGTGGCAGTGGACTTGGCAGGATTTGAAGATGTTGCAGCCGCAACCACAGCAAAGAAGAAACGCCTTGACCAGTCTGCTATTGCTGTCGTTAAGGTCACACCTGATGGAACGTGGTACGTCAAAGACATAGAGTATGGTCGGTGGGACATCAAAGAGACTGCACAGCGTATCTTTGACATTGTAAGAGACTATGAGCCTGTCTGTGTTGGCATCGAAAGAGGTGCACTGAAGAACGCTGTACTGCCGTATCTGTCTGACCTGATGCGACGATACAACACCTTCTTCCGTGTAGAAGACCTAACACACGGTAACAAGAAGAAAGCTGACAGGATTACTTGGTCGCTTCAAGGCAGATTTGAGCATGGTAAGGTTATTCTTGAAAAAGGAGACTGGAATAGCGAATTAGTTGATCAATTGCTTAACTTTCCAAATCCACAAATTCATGATGACCTCGCTGATGCACTATCGTATTGTGACCAAATTGCGATTGCCGAATACGCTCAATACATAGATGAAGAGCCTTGGGAACCCCTAGACGACGTAGTAGCTTATTAAGGAGCACTGATGGAAGAGCAAGAATACAACTCTAAAGACCAACAGATTGTTAGTTGGATTATGTCTCGTTGTCTTATGTGGCGCAACCACAGGGACGAGAACTACTTAGAGGACTGGAAAGAGTATGAGCGCCTATGGCGTGGTCTATGGGCTGGTGAAGACCGGACACGTGACTCTGAGCGTTCCAAGATTGTTACACCTGCCTTGCAACAGGCAATCGAGAACAGCGTAGCCGAGATCGAAGAAGCTATCTTTGGTCGTGGTGAGAAGTTCTTTGACATCATTGATGACACCGCTGACGCTGATAAGTTAGACATTGAGGCAGTCAAGAAGCAGATGTACGACGACTTTAAGAACGCTAAAGTCCGTAAGTCTATCTCTGATATTGTGCTCATGGGCGCTGTCTATGGCACTGGCATCGGTGAGATTGTTATCTCTGAGAAGACCATTCTGAAGCCAGCGACAAGACCAATAGCAGAGATGGGTGTTGCCGCTATTGGTGTTGAAGAAGTACCTCGCTTCATTGTTGGCCTCAAACCAATTAACCCCAAGAACTTCCTTATTGACCCTGTTGCTACCAGCGTTGAAGAGGCATTGGGGTGTGCAGTAGAAGAGTATGTGTCCCTGCACAGTGTCGTTGCTGGCATGGAATCTGGTGTCTACAACAAGATTGACAACCTAGCACCTACAGCCGTTGACAGTGACCTAGAGCCGGTGCAGCAAGACATTGAGTATCAGCAGGACAAAGTAAAGTTACTACGTTACTACGGCTTAGTGCCTCGCTACATGATTGAAGAAAAAGATGGCGAGAAGATCATGGAGTTGTTCTCTAAGCAGAATGAGATCTATGGCACTGAAGCTGCTAGTTATGCAGAGTTGGTAGAAGGCATTGTTGTTATTGCTAACGACACACATCTGCTTAAGGCTGAACTATCGCCTTACATGATGGAAGACCGTCCTATCGTTGGCTTCCAATACGACTCTATGCCTAACCGCTTCTGGGGTCGTGGTATTGCTGAGAAAGGCTATAACACACAGAAGGCTATTGATGCTCAGATTCGTAGCCACCTAGACAGCCTAGCACTGACGACTGTGCCTATGATGGGCATCGACGCTACACGTCTGCCACGGGGTGCTAAGTTTGAAGTACGACCAGGCAAGACCATCCTGACCAACGGCAACCCAGCAGAGGTGCTACAGCCGTTTAAGTTTGGCAACACTGATCCAGGCAACATTACCACAGCAAAAGAGTTTATGAACATGATGCTGATGGCTACCGGCACTGTTGATTCAGCAGCGATACCTGCCGCCACTAGCGGCGACGGTGCTGGCCTATCGCCTGGCCTATCTGCGATCATTAAGAAAAATAAGCGTACCTTGGTGAACTTCCAAGAGCAGTTCTTGGTTCCGTTTATTAAGAAGTCTGCTTATCGGTTCATGCAGTTTGACCCAGAGCGTTATCCTGTTAAGGACTTTGACTTTGTACCTGCATCGAACTTGGGCATCATTGCTCGTGAGTATGAGCAAATGCAGTTTATGAACCTGCTGAAGACACTGGGACCAGATAGTCCTGTTGTGCCTATCGTGATGAAGGCCATCATTGAGAACAGCAGCTTCGGTAACCGTGAAGAGATGGTTGCTCAGTTAATGCAAGCAATGCAGCCTAACCCAGAACAACAACAGATGCAGCAGCAACAGATGCAGTTACAGTTGCAGGCCGCACAATTGGCACTGGCAGAGTCTCAGGCACGTGCTCAGAAGGATGCTGCAGACGCTCAGAAGACGGTTGTGGAAACACAGTTGCTGCCTGAAGAGACTCGTGTTAAAGCCTTGGCTGCAGTGTCTAAGAACCTACCAGACCAGGACTCTGCCGCTAACGCTGAGTTTGATCGACGCATTAAGATTGCAGAGTTGATGCTAAAGGAAAAAGACATCGACAATAACCTTAAAGTGGTGGAACTACAGACCTCTTCTAAGGAAAGTCAAAGAAACAAACAAGCACAAAAGGATGAAGGACTGAAACAGGCAGTTATGGGTGCTGAATGAAGTTTACCCAGATTGTTACCGCCGACGCCTCTACAGAAGCAAAGCTAGAAGCTCTTGGTATTTTACTAGATAAGATACTTTCTAAGTTTGATAGCAAGATAGTAGAGACTTCTAAGGAGGTTGGTCCTCAAGGCCCTAAAGGTGACAAGGGTGATCGTGGCCCAGCAGGCCCAGAAGGCCCAGTAGGACCGTCAGGAGCGCCTGGTAAAGACGGTGTTGATGGCGCTAAAGGTGATGATGGTGTAGGTGTCGTAGACGCTAAAGTGGACTTTGATGGCTCTTTAGTCATTACTCTGTCCAACGGAGCAGAAATAGATGCTGGAATGGTTGTTTCTCCTGATGTAGCTACTAACTTTAACACCTTTTTGTCCAAATCAGGGTCTATTAGCATTGGTAAGTACGTGGTTGATGCAGGTTTGACTGTTGCTGGGTACGTAGAAGTGCAAGATGCTGACGGAATTACAAGAAAACTTGCTGTTTTAGAGTAATTGCTTGACAAAACTGTTAAAAAGTGCTTGACAAGATAAGAAAGTTGTGGTAAGATTCAGAAAATGACGCCAGAATTACAAGAATATTATGAGGCTAGGCTATCAATGATGACCGGCCCTGCCTGGTTACAACTCATTGAAGACTTAGATGCGATGCGTACCCAGTACGAGAACATTCGCAACTGCGATACAGCTACTCTAGAGTTCAGAAAAGGTCAGGTAGACATTCTTGACTACCTTATTGGATTAAAAGACCTATCACAAAGAGCTTATGAGGAGTTAGTTGATGCCCAAGAGAATTTTCGAGTTTAGGTGTGTAAAAGATCACACCACCGAGAAGTACATTGACGATACCGAGACTGTCATACAGTGTCCGCACTGTGGAAATGACGCTTCTAGGATCATCAGTACCCCTAAGTTCATGCTAGACGGCTGTAGTGGACACTTCCCTACCGCTGCCGATGCTTGGGTTAGGAAACGAGAGAGTCACATCAAGTACGAAAGGAAGATGGGTCTCTCAGAAAACCAGGGATAAAGGAAAGCTCCCTAATTGTAACACAAGAAATAAAGTCTTTTCCAAAATGCTAATGCACGGGAGACATAAATGGCTCGTTTTATTGAAGAAGGTCAAGAAGAATCACAAGAGATTGAAGGCGTAGTCGCTGATATTGGTGCTGATAGCTTAGAACAAGAAGAAACAGAAGTTGTTCAAGAGCAGCAACAAGAGTCAGTAGTAGAAAAGGCACTCCCAGAGAAGTATAAGGGTAAGAGTGTCGATGAAATCATTCACATGCACATGGAGGCTGAGAAGTTAATCGGTCGTCAAGGTAGCGAAGTGGGTGAATTACGCAAAGTCGTTGATGATTTTATCAAGGCCCAAACTACACCGAAACAGCAACTGCAATC